CAAACTCAAATGACTCAACATTATTAATATTAGAAGTAGTTTTTTCATTTTTCTTAGTTGTGTTTTCTAAATCACTAACCTTCTCATTCAATTGGTTATTTTCTTGAGTTAAGAATTGATTTTGCTCAGTTAGTGTTTGATTTTGTTCAGTTAATGTTTGATTTTCTTCTATTAATGAAACATTTTCTTTTACAACTTCAACATGACCATCCCCAGCTACAAATACATCAGTTATAATTAAAATAAAAACTAATGATAAAACACTATATAAAACTAATTTCTTTTTCATTTTTTACTTAATAAAATAATTTCTCTTAGATCTCTTAATGCTTGGGTGTTATTATCCAAAGATGTTTGAATTTTACTTGTATCTGTTTTGATATAGTCATTTAACTCTTTTTGTAAATCTTCAACCTTACTCTTTAAATCATCTTCAGACTTTAATTGACGTTTAAGCATAAACCAAAGTACAGCTCCTAATCCAAGCACTATTACACCTAATGCTCCATATTGGGTTAAGGTTTCAAATATTCCAAATGATGGAACAGCTTGTAAAAATATAGTTAACTGGCTCATTTTCTATCTCGTAATTCTTTTTCTAATTCATTAATTTTAGCTTGCATAGCATCTTTTTCAGCCATGTTACGTTTAAACATATACCATCCAACAGCTCCTAAAGCTAACACTACTAAACCTAATGCTCCGTAATTAGCTAATTGTTCAAATATTCCAAAATTGGTAGCTGCTGCTTCTAAAAAAATTTGTGTCATGTGTTTTATTTTTTACTGTGTAGATAATTGCTCATTATGTTTCCAATCGCGCCTACTTTTTGGCGGATGAATATCCATTCGTCTTTAACTATTTTATGTTTTTTCTCAATGTAATGAATACCCATAACACCTATGATGCGTCCATCTAAATCAGTTAATGATAATAAGTAGATTGATTTACATTTACCACCGGTTGTTGTGTTAAGTAAATATGAGTTAGTTGTCTCAGCATCTTCAATTATCACTTCTCCATTTTCATATAATTCAGATAATGGTTTATTAAATAATGATACAGGTATATTTTGATAAATATTTTTAACTGATTCAATACTTGGGTGAAGTACCTCATAGAATATAGAAAACTTCTGTATTGATTTGCCAGTTGGATAGAAATGACCACCGTTATGGAATTGAGCTATAAATATTTGATCACATTCCAACTCATCAAGCATAATATCTAATTGATGTTCAATTTGTTCATTATACTTAATAGCATCAGGTAGTGGGTCTGATTTCTTTTTATCAGTTTTTGATTTAACCCATTCCAACAACACAGGTCCTAACACTGATGTAATAAGAGCTATTACAACTGGGATTAAAATTTCCATCATCTCTTTTCTGTTTCTTTTATTTTAGTAAACTATAGTACTCATTGAAGTGTTTGATACGATCAGGTAAACCAATTGTACCACCGTTAACTCGCTTAGTAACTGCAGTGACAGTTGCTTCATCAGCACCCTTATCACATATTGACCATAATTTATTTGAATCGAAGAAAAATGCTGCTGACGCTAATGGGTATTTAGTAGCAACTAAATCAGGATTAGCAACTGTGTCTTCACCTATGAATTTAGCAAAGTTAGTATAATTAGACTTACCAGTTAATTGAATATAACCACGCCCACGAAATTTATATCCTTCACCTGTTGATTCATCTCCGTTACCCATTCTTGATCCATAAACACGAGATGCAATTTTCTCAGGTTGACGAGCATATGAAGCAGCTAAGTCACCAGGGAAATATTTTCCAAATATTCTCTTTAAACCATCAGTTGAGTAGTTTAAGTTCTCACTTATTGCTTTGAATCCACCTGACTCATGTCCACATTGTGCTAAGAAATGAGCTAAACGAAGTGGAGTAGTGATATTAAATTTAGCTGCTGTGTCTGGTATTTGAGCTATTACAGCATCAGGAACGTGTCCTTTTAAAGCATCTAATTTGAATGAACTAGGAGGAATCACTGTAGTAACAGGAGTTGGAGCTACTGCTCCAAACATTTTACCCCATGTTCCATCTCCTACAATACCATCAGCTACTAAACCATTTTTCGCTTGCCATTCTTTAACTTTAGCTTCAGTCATTGGGCCAAAACTTCCATCTGCTGGCAAACCTAATAGTGTTTGAAGTTGTTTTACTTCCTCTCCTTTCGAACCATTTTTAAGTAACATAGTAAATCGTTTAGTGATAAATATCACCTACTTTTTACTTTTCGCAATCACAGTCAACAATTTCTTCATCCATTCCTAAACAAAAAGCTACATCACCAATTTGTGGTTTCTTGTTAGTATAATACATAACTCCATTCTCAGTTACCACCTGCCATTTCATATCAATACTTTTATCTACATTTCTTTCTACAGATACTACTTTAATAGGCCATGCCTTAGTAGTGTCAGTTGGTATGATTGGTTGTGGACTCACAGTGACAGTGTCAACACGAGAAATAAGAATTGGTGGCGCTGTGATTAAATCACAACTAATTAAACTTACACTTAATAGTGTTAAAAATACTTTTTTCATCTTGATTCTACTTTTATTTGTTTTGCTTCTTCTTTATCTAATATAAATGCTAGACCTGAGCCTACAGCCACTAATAATGAGTTGTCATTAACGTGGCATACTTTGATTTCACCCCCATTACTAAACCTATTATCGATTGTCTCGATAACATTATAGACTCTAGGATATATCGTTACTTCACTTAATCTCATAATATAGTTGGATAATCACCTACTTTAAACTCTCCGTCCTCATAAACCAAAAACTTATTTGAAGTGTCAAATGTATCAATAAAATAATATCTACCACCTGTTGATTTACCTTCAATATCAATCTTTTTAACATGAGTATGACCTACTACTTGGATATAATCTTCTTTTAAGAATGTATCTCTATTACCAGCTATTAATGCTTGAGGGCGAATCCAAATTGGTGTTTGTGTTTTAGAGTTACCATATGGGTCAATTCCATAAAACATAAACTTATTAGGTTGATACTCCCAAATAGCGTTTACAAAATCAGCTATTGTACCTGGATCTACTCCTGGTTCATATTTGTTTTGATATGTCAACCAATCACTTCCAATACCAGCATGTGTAAATAAGATATTATCTAATTGGTAACACATTTGCAGGTGATGTTTATTTTCTTGAAGTAACTGTCGAATCGCAGGTGCAGCACCTGCTTTATAACCTGAGTATGTCTCACCACCTGGGTAGTAATGATAGTCATGGTTACCCACTAACATAATTACCTCACACTCACCTTTTTCTTTAAACTCAATTATATCTTTAAAGTTAAGCATTTGCTCAGCAGGGCCAATGTCAAAACTATCAAAGTAATCTCCTATAAAAATAACTCGATCTGCTTGTTCTTGGAACACAATGTCTTTCCAAACATTGCGTCCATGAATATCTCCTAATACTATTGTTTTCATTTTACTAATTTCTTAATCTGAATAATGAAACGACGTTTAAAACATTTCATTGTAGTTGAAAATGTATCTACTGGTGTCTCAGTTCTTAACTCACTAAACGCTTTCTTCATCGCAATCTTAATCTTAGGATTAACTTTAATTAATTCAAAGAATTTATCTAAATGAGAAGATGATTTTGAGTTCCATCTACCATTATAAAACTCAGTTAATGTTACTCGAGTATCACTTATTGTATCAAATAAGTAAACTGTAACTGTCTTTTCCCAACTGTCTGAAACGAATTGTAATTCTTGATTACCTGAAAGTGTGACTGATTTGCTCATAACTATTATTATTTTTTATTATATCTAAATATAACAAAGAAAGGCCCGAAGGCCAAACATTTGTTATGAAAGGTTTTATTTAAAATGGAGTATCATATTCCGTTTCTTTTTTAGTTTCAAAATACTCTTTCAAAAATGACTCAGGATATGTCATCACCATACCTGTGTATTTAGGGTTAGATACTTGTCGTGTTGAGTGATTAACATTTTTTGCTCGCGCGGCAAGATATACTTCTTTACCTAAATGTTCACCTGCTGGTTTACCTAAGTATTCAAATAATGACATCATTTTATCCATTGATCACCTCC